CTATTACGGCCAGTACAACATGAACAACGAGAAGAGCGACAGCTACCCCATCTTCGGGCAGGATGAGACCATCGGCGATGAAAAATGGGGAGAGGGTGATACGTTGAATTACCTGGAAGCCGATGAGCAAGGGCATAAGCGGTACCTGCCCGTCTGCTTTGAAACGTTGAATAACTCCAATCCGCTGTGCCTGTTCCACTGGTTGCCGAGTACCGAACCGGACCATAAGGATTTCATGGATTACAACTTTGACGGCGGACTGGAGTTCAACCACCCCAAAGATACCTTCTGGACGGACGGAGGCGGTGACGCGGAGGAAGAGCCGAACCTGAAAGACCACTTGGGTACGGATGACAAATACGATCGCATGTACAAGGCCACCGACCGCATGATGAGTTTTGTTTACCGGTGTGTGAAGGAAACGCCTGCGGGCAGGAATATGGTTTACAGCACGGAATCCCATTCGTTCGAGGGGGTGGACTATGAGGACGACGGCGACAAGTTCCCTACCGCCAAGTGGCAGAGCGATACGTTCAGGAAAGAGGCCGGGAAGTATTTCGACCTTCCCCACCTGATTGCCTACTATCTGTACGTGCAGTTCAATCTCGGCGTGGACCAGCTTGCGAAGAACATGCTTATCCGAACATGGGACGGTGTGAAGTGGTTGATTGACTATTATGACGGCGACTGCCAGCTGGGTTCTGACAACAAGTCGTTCCTGACCGGGAAGTATGACGACAACCGCCAGACGAAGCGTGAGGGTGCCTACGTGATGCAGGGACACAACTCGTGGCTGTGGAACCTCATCGTGGCCAACTGCTGGGACATGATTGTGGAGATTATGGTGAGCGGATGGAACGGGGGCGCAAGCTTCATGAGTGCCTTCAGTATCCAGAAAGCCATTGACCATTTCGATACCGAACAGATGAAGAAGTGGTGCTCGCGCCTCTATAACAAGTCCGGCATCTTCAAATACATCTACCCGTTCCTGAACGAAATGCCGGTAGGTGCTGACGGTGCCAAACAGACGTATCCGCAAATCTACGGTCTGAAGGGTTCGTTAAAAGCACACCGGAACTACTTCATTCAGCGCCGGTACGACCTGAAACAGGTGGAATACGGCTATGTATCCACGCTTGGCGCCCAGTTCTACCAGAGTACGGCATCGCTGGACAAGGCCTACACGCTGAAACCGATGCAGTACCGTCTGACCATTCCGTACCGTGTGCAGCTTTCCACCAGCAACGGCGTGCAGGCCGACAGCGGCGTGGTGGATGCGGACGTGCTCCACTCGTTGCAGCTGACCCGTGCCTTCGGCGAGAACGACCCGCTGAAGATTATCGGTGCAGCCAAAATCAAGGAGCTGGTATGGCACGAGGATGCGTTCGCAATCGGCTTCAACTTCGGTCTGCTGACCTCACTGGTAAAACTCGACATGAGCGTGGAGAAAGCCAGCGGTTACCGGAACGGCTCGTTCATGGCTTCAACGAACGGCATGCTGCTTTTGGAAGAAGTGAACATGCGGAACAACCGGCTGGCCCGGAACGGAGACAACGGGAATGTGGCTACTTTGGACTTGAGCTGGCAGGGCCGCCTGAAGAAACTGGACGTGAGGGGTACGGGGCTGACCCGTGTGAAACTGGCCACCGGTGCGCCCGTTGTGCAGTTATGCCTGCCGGACACGATTGAGGAATTGTTCCTGGAATATCTGACCAAGCTGCCCGACAGCGGCTTGATACTGGAAGGCATCAATAATGTGCGGGGCTACCGCTATACCAACTGCCCCGGCATTGACGGGTTTGCTATGCTGGAACGTCTTCACCAGGCGAAGCAGAATGGCAGCGGCAAGCTGGAGCGCTTTGTGCTTGAGATAGACCGGGAAGACGACGGAACCCTGCTGAAGAAGTATTACGACTACGGAACGTACACGCAGACGGGTGCTGTGGATGACCGCCACTCGGGTCTTCGCGGAAAGCTGACCTTGACGAAGTACCTGGCCGATGAGGAACTGGAGAAATATGCCGCCCGTTATCCGGAGCTGACCATCAAGCAGCCGCCCTATACGATGATCGAATTTGACGACAGTGTGGCCGATGATGCCAATATTTCAAACCTGGATAACAGGACCGGATACAAGTTCGGCAATACGTATAAAATGAGCGGGCATGTGAATGCCATCATGAAGCAGCGCCACCGCGTATTGGCCAAGGTTACGAAGATGCCTACGAGCCGGAAAGAGACGATAGCGGGCCAGACGGTGGATGTGAACAACCCGGACGGGGAGATGACTTATTTCCCCCTGCATGACGAAAGTTCGAACTTCTATGCCGATGCGGAGGATATGAACGACTGCACGGTTGCAAAGCTTGACGGGAGCGAGGGTGACTGGATGATGTATGAGCCTTTCTTCTGGAGCAAGGGTGTCAATGACTACCTTAATAACAAAAAGTATTCCTGCTACAGTAGCTATCCTAAAGACGAAATGCCTCCGGTTCCGGATGCGACGGTACTGACGCTGGATGCCATCAAGGAGATGCCGGGCGGCTGGCTGGGTGAACGGAAGATCATGAGCGGCAAGCCCACATTGAAGGAATCCTATACCACGGACAAGTCTTATTCGGTATGCAAGGTGGACGTGTCGGGCTACAAGCGTGTGCGCTTCCCGAGCGTTCCGGGTACCGGGCTTATCGGCAGCATCTTCACGGATACGAACGGCAACGTGCTTAAAAGTATCGTAGTTCCTACCATCGGCCTGCGATTCGAGGCGGGCATGTATCTGATATCCGACGTTCCGGAGGGTGCGACGGCCCTGCACTTCTCCATCCTGAATACGGCGGAGTTCGACTGCGTGGTGCTTTCAAACTCGGACAAGATCGAGGATATGGAGCCTGATTGGGTGGCCAATGAGGAACATCTGTGTGCGGTTGTGGGCAGTTCAGTAGTGGGCAGCAAGCTTCGTGCATGCATAACCGGCAATTATACTGCCGGCAGTATGACGTGGACGGACTTCCATTATTACAGCCAGCAGCGTGGCATGCAACAGATCGACGCTTTGATGCACAGCCGCATCGCTAACCTGAGCTATGCACGTTACGGTCGCCGTGACATGCAGGAACAGTGCGGTGCCGGGCAGCATACCTATAACCGCATAACCGGTGGTACGGCCGAGCGGGGCATGACGGATACCATCGGCTATGATGAAGCGTACGCTATTGATAACAAGATCACGAATTCATTGATTGATAATCTGGTTCACCAGTACGCCTGGTATAAGAGCCTGGACGAGTACGGTGAGGCAGATGTTGTCCAGGTGAACAACATCTGCTGTATCGGTTATGAGGATATTTATGGCAACAAGTATGATATGATGGACGGTGTGGACTTGCCGAACGACAGCGGTAACCAGGGCAAATGGCGCATCTGGATGCCGGACGGCAGTATCCGCATGGTGCAGGGCAAGAAGGACAGCGGTCAGTGGATTACAGGCGTGGCGCATGGCAAGTATATGGATATTGTTCCGGTAGGCAACCTGAACGGATCATCATCTACTTACTATACTGATATTTACTATGTAAGTACAGCCACAGTCCGTGTGGTCTATCGCGGGCACTACTATGCGTATGCAAATGGCGATGCTTCGAATACGAGTGCGTATGTCGGCTCGCGTCTGGCCTTCCGCGGCAAACTCGTCCGGGCGCAGAGCGTTGCGGCGTATAAGTCGATACGCGAGGTGTCGTAATCGCAAAGCGCCAAAGCGTGGAGCGAAGCGACTAAAACGAAAGAACGGGATTGGATGATTTTCGAATCCCGTTTAAAAGGTATTCAAATACCGGCGGAGCCGGTCGAAAAAAATAGAAAATCAAGGTATATGAAAAAGATTATCGCATTTCTTAAAACGAGTAACCGCTACAAACATCTTGTGGGCGGTTTGATGGTAGGCCTGCTTGGTTTTACCCCCTGGACGGCGATCTATGCTACCGTGGTGGCCGCCTGCTGTCTTGAATTGAAGGATGCCCTTCGGGGTGGTTTATGGGACTGGATTGATTGGGGGCTCACTGTGGTGGGCGGTATTATGTCCGCCCTGTTCTGGATATTAATTTAGTTAGTCAGTTCATTTTGCCCGTTAAATCAATAACTTTGCAGCCGGTGGAGTTTCCCAATAGTCCGTGTGGTCTATCGCGGGCACAACAATGCGAATGCAAATGGCGGTGTATCGAATGCGAATGCGAACAACGATGCTTCGAATACGAATGCGAATGTCGGCTCGCGTCTGGAAATCTAACAAACCGGCGTACAACAATGGGGACGTGTCCCCAAGGTGGTGCCGGGGGAAGCAAGCCACAGCAACAGCACTTTAAGGGTGGAAAGCTGAAAAATCACGCGTCGGGTGGAGTTTGGTAGGTCACTTGTGATTCGAAGAAGTCGGACCCGGGGAAAGGAAGGCCCTTATCTTCCATGTTTATTAACCGACAGCAGAACTATATGCGCAGGGAAGGACATATCATCGAGGAAATCATCGAATACTCCAACATGTCGGAGGCGTTCGATACCGTACTGCGCGGTTCAAAGCGCAAAAGGTCGAGGCAGGGCCGGTACCTGCTTGCACATAGGGAGGAGATTATCGCCGAACTGACGGCTGCCATTGCGGACGGCTCATTCCGGCTGGGCGGCTATCATGAGAGGGAAATCGAGGAATACGGTAAAAAACGTATTTTGCAGATCCTGTCCATGAAAGACCGCATCGCCGTGTTCGCCGTCATGAATGTGGTGGATCGCCACCTGCAAAAACGTTACATCCGGACAACCGGTGCAAGCATCAAAAGGCGCGGCACGCATGACTTGATGGACCGCATACGCACCGACCTGCAAAAAGACCCGGAGGGCACTCGGAATGCCTACAAGTTTGACATCCGCAGGTTCTACGACAATGCGCGGCAGGACTTTGTGATGTGGTGTTTCCGCAGGGTGTTCAAGGACGAAAGGCTGTTGGTATTGCTGGGGCGGTTTGTAACGCTGTTGCCGGAAGGTATCAGCTTCGGGCTGCGCAGCTCACAGGGAGCGGGAAACCTGCTCCTGTCTGTATTTTTAGACCACTATCTGAAGGACAAGTACGGGGTTCGTTATTACTATCGCTATTGTGATGACGGGCTTGTACTCGGTAAATCGAAAGCGGAATTGTGGAAGATTCGTGATGTTATTCACGGGCAGATGGAGAAAATAGATTTGGAAATCAAGCCTAATGAACGGGTGTTTCCTGTAGAGGAAGGCATTGATTTTCTCGGCTATGTTATCCGCCCCAACTATGTAAGACTGCGGAAACGCATCAAACAGAAGTTCGCCCGGAAAATACGCGAGGTAAAATCGAAAAGAAGGAGGCGGGAACTGATTGCCAGTTTCTACGGCATGACGAAACACGCCGACTGTAATAAGTTGTTTAAAAAATTAACAGGCAAGGAAATGAGAACATTTAAAGACTTGAACGTCGCTTACAAGCCGGAGGACGGCAAGAAGCGATTCCCCGGAGTGGTGGTAAGCATCCGGGAACTGGTAAACTTACCGATTGTAGTGAAGGACTTTGAGACCGGAATCAAGACCGAACAGGGCGAGGACCGCTGTATCGTGGCCATTGAAGTGAACGGTGAGGCGAAGAAGTTCTTCACCAACAGCGAGGAGATGAAGAATATTCTCGCGCAAGTGAAGGAAATGCCGGACGGTTTCCCGTTTGAAACGACCATCAAGACGGAAACCTTCGGCAAAGGTCGAACCAAATACGTATTTACATGAAACGAGTTGAAGGAAGTGCCGGGGTGAAACCGATTGAATGTGTGAGCCCGGCTCGTAATGGATGGCGCATCCGTTGGGACGTGCAGGAACGTGGGGACGGTTCCGCCTCCTATATGGAGGAGGAGTTTCTGGGCAAGCCCTCGGCCGAGGTAATAAGGTCCGTTGTGCTTGGTTGGTATAATGAAAGAATAAACGAAACCATTCTTTGCGGCTTTGTTTACGATGGCATGCCGGTGTGGCTGTCAAGCGAGAACCAGTTCAACTATAAGGCGGCCCACGATCTGGCTGTACAGACCGATGGTGCCACACTTCCGGTAACGTTCAAATTAGGGACGGATGACGAACCCCGGTACCGGACGTTTGAAAAACTGGAGGAGCTGACGGACTTCTATACTAAAGCGATGAAGCACATCCAGGATACGCTGGCTGACGGCTGGAAAAAGAAAGACGCTTTTAATCCGGAGAAGTACCGGGTGGAATAAATCCTTCGGGGGAGGATAAGAAAAAGCCCCCGGCCTGTTAAAAAGTAACGCCAATCACTTTTAAAACATGAAACGCCAAACCGCGCGACCGGGGGCAAATGCCCTCTGTCACGGTTTGACGTTTTTTGTTGTTTAAAAAATGATTGGCGATGCAAAGATATAATTTTTTTGTTGTATGAAAGTGATTGAGATATTAAACTTTAACCGGGAGCTGCTGAAAAGGCTCCAGGCGGCCGGCATCCGTCTGGAAGATGCTCGGTATATCGACCTGTATGCGGATTATACCCGCCTGCTGGATCATGGTGAGAAAGTCTCGTATGCCGTGGCCGTACTGTCCGAAAAGTATTCGGTGAGCGAACGTAAGGTTTACGCCCTGGTGAAACGGTTCCAGAGCGACTGCAAGACGCTTGCAGTGTGAACGGGCTGTCTTCTGCCGTTTGAAACGCCGTTTTCCCCTATTTTTAGGGTGTTTCAATATTAGAAGGAGGAAATGGCTATGAATAAGTATTACCGCATCCTGGACAAGATTCTTGTCGCGGGAAAAACACAGACCAACAAGAAGGGAAACATACAATACCTTCTGAATGAGCAGTTGTCGCTGACACCGGCGGACCTGCTTGACATATTCGAGGGGCATAATATCGCCCGCAAGAAACTCCGCAGCGAGCTCCAGCTGTTCATGCAGGGGGAACGTAACGTGGAGAAGTACCGGGAGGCCGGCATCAACTGGTGGGATTATTGCGGTTCCATCCTGGTGAACAGTTATCCTACCTATTTCGAGAAGTTGCCGCCATTGATAGCGAAAATCAACCGGGAGAAGCGCAACAGCAAGAACTATGTGCTTTTTCTGGGTGAGACTGGTGCCGAAAGTAATCAGGCGCCCTGCTTGAGTCTGGTACAGTTCCAGCTGGATGACGGGGAACTGGTTCTGTCTGCCTACCAGCGTAGCAGCGACGCGAACCTCGGGCTGCCTTCCGATATTTACCACCTGTACCTGATGGCGCGGCAGATAGAACTTCCCCTGAAGTCGATCACCCTCTATCTGGGAAATGTACATATCTACGAGAACAATATCCCGGGTACCCGCGCACTGCTTGCCGGTGACGAGACGGTCCGTTTCGGGCTGAACGTGTAGTTTGCTGTATGTGTCTTGCAGCGGGAACCGTTCATGTTTCCCGCTGTTTTTCGTTTATTTTGGGGACCTTTGCGGCCGTTTTAAGGCAGAATGAAATGAGAAAGATGTATTTGTCCGCCCCGCTTCCTTTCGTGGGGCAGAAACGCATGTTTGCGAAGGAATTTATCAAGGTGCTGGGACAGTTCTCGGACAGCACCGTGTTTGTGGACCTGTTTGGCGGCTCGGGCCTGCTGTCACATATTACCAAATGTGTCAGGCCCGATGCCACCGTTGTGTATAACGACTTCGACAACTACCGCCGCCGGCTTGCGAATATTCCGGCCACCAATGTGCTGTTATCCGATTTGCGCCGGATAGCTGAAGGGGAACCCAAAAATAAACGTATAACCGGGGAGGTTCGCGATAAAATGTTTGCCCGTATTGAGAGGGAGGAAAAAGAGCACGGCTACGTGGATTATATCACGATTTCGGCCTCCTTGTTGTTCGCCATGAAGTATGTGGCCAGTTTGGAAGAAATGAAGAAAGAAGCCATCTACAATAGAATTCGGCGGGCTGATTATTCCGAAGCGGAAGATTACCTGGAAGGGATTATGGTTACCTGCAAAGATTACAAGGAAGTGTTCAAATGCTACAAGGATGTTCCGGGTGTGGTATTCCTGGTTGATCCGCCGTACCTTTCCACTGAAGTGGGAACTTACAAGATGTACTGGCGTCTGGCCGACTATCTGGATGTACTAACCGTGCTGAAAGGGCATTCGTTCGTGTACTTCACCTCGAACAAGTCTTCCATTTTAGAACTGTGCGACTGGATGGACCGAAACCCGTTTGTTGGCAGCCCGTTCAAGGAATGCAGGAAAGTGGAGTTTAGTGCAAGCGTAAACTATCAAGCTAAATATACAGACATGATGCTGTACACGAAGCCGGATGAAGTGTCAGGTATAGCAGCTTAATACTGCATAAAGATAGTGAATTATTTTGAATCTGCAATGGCTTTTAAATGATATTTTAAGGTCGTTTTAAGAGGGTTCAAGTGAAAGAAAAACGGTGGGCTTTGGTCGTACAGAATAGGACCTCGCTCACCGTTTTTCTTGTACGCGTCGTTTTTGTACTTTTTGAAACGCATCGTTTTTGTTAAGCGGCACGTCTGGTTTTTCCGGATTTACATTCCAGTTCTTTGTTCGCTGCCTCACGGAAAAATTCCGCCAGTGGCATGATGTCCTCCTGACAGTCGCGCAGTGGTGGAACTATTATCTCGAAGTCATGCAGACGATATAACAGGTCTTGCCGGAATCGCTTTTCGTTCACAGCCGTCTCCAGATCTTCGTTGGTGGCGGCGATGATACGGACATTGAAACTTTTATCCGTCTTATCACCTATCGGGCGGTATCTCCGTTCCTGTATGGCTCTGAGTAACATCTGCTGGGTTTCCATTGCGAGATTACCAACCTCATCCAAGAACAGCGTACCGCCTTCGGCTTCATGGAAATATCCTTTCTTGGCACTGTCCGCACCGGTGAATGCGCCTTTGACGTGTCCGAAAAATGCCGATGGAGCAAGCTCTTTGTTTAACGATCCGCAGTCCACAGCCACGAACGGCTTGCCGGAACGTTTGCTTTTATCATGCAGATGGTGGGCGATATGCTCCTTGCCCGTGCCGTTCTCTCCGAATATCAGTACGCTCATGTCGGTTGGTGCTACCAGCCTTATCCGGTGCATGATTTTCCGGAAGGCGGAACCGTCACGGGCAAACACGGGCATACGGCTCCGCCCGATATTCCGCTCTTTCAGTATGGTACGGAGAAGAGGCACGAGTTTGTCCTCCACGAGTTGTTTGGGTATGTAGTCCAGCGAGCCGAGTTTCATACTTTCAACCGCCGTATGCACTTCGGCATAGTCGGTCATGATGATGAACGGCTGCGTCATACCCTCTTTGCGCATCCAACGCAACAGGTCGATACCATTGCCGTCAGGTAGGCGCAGGTCTGAAACCACGATGTCCCCGTCAGCGGCTTGTTGCAGAAGTTTCCTCGCTGTCGAGAGGTGGAAAGCCTGCACGGTACGGAATCCCTCACGTGCCAGCAGGTTACAGACAAACTCGCAATATACGATGTTGTCCTCCACCACGATGATTTTTATCTTATCCATTGTTGTATTTCTTCCTTTCTTCTTTTGCCAGCCGGATTATCTCCGAACCCTTATCCAGCACAGCTCTTACGGCATTGCCTATTGCTTTGTCGTCAGGTGTGCCATTGTGATGAATCAGTTTATAAAGTTCCCTCAACGGTCTGTCGGCACGGAGTATCTCCCAAGAGCTGCGCAGGTGGTGTGTTAGGGCGTCCAGTTCCGGAAGGTCTTTCCGTTGTTCCGCATACCTGAGCGACTGCATTTCCTTTTCTGTTTCCGTTATCAATTTCTCCAGCATGACGGCTTCATTGCCGTAGGATAGCAGGGAGGTGAAACCCGGCTTTTCATTTTGTGCCGCATTCATGGCGCATTTATTTGAAATCTCCATCAGTTCAGATATGGAGAACGGCTTGAACAGGCATTCTGTGAATCCATGTTCTATAAGTTCCTCTTTGCCGCAACTGCCCGAAGCGGTTGTCACGATTACCGGGATATCCCTTGAATTGCCAACGTTGGAAGTGCGCAACAGTTCCAGCAACTCGAAACCGTTTATATCCGGCATATTCAGATCCGTCAGAAGAAGGCTGTATTCCTTTTTTCGTATCAGTTCCATCAGCTCCGCAGCATTGGTGCAGGTATCGCAGTGTATCCCTTCCTGTGCATACATTTCTTTCAGCATCAGGAGCAGCACTTCGTCATTGTCGATGGCAACCACATCGTGGAATGTATGGTTATGATGAACCTGTGTTTGATTTATCCGTTCCGGTAGTTCCTCGGCTGTCTGCATGGGGATTTCCACCGTGAAACGGCTACCTTTGCCTTTATCGCTCTCCAGACGGATTGTGCCGCCGAGCATTGTCACAATACGCTGAACAATGGAAAGACCTAATCCGAAGCCATCCTTTGCGGCAGCGTTTGACAGACGTTCAAACGCCCCGAATACCCGTTGCTGTTCCTCTTCGGTCATACCTGTACCCGTATCTTCGACGATAAGTTTCAGCAGACCGTTATCATAATCTGCCCGCAAAGAAACACTGCCGTTCTCCGTGAACTTGATAGCGTTGGACAGCAGGTTGTTCCCGATTTGCAAGATGCGTTCCTTATCTGTACATACAAAGGCATCCTTGTGGCAATGTATTGTCAGAGTCAGTCCTTTGTTTATGGCGATTGGCATAAACTCCGTTTCGAGCGTATGTGTGATTGCGGAAATCCTACATGCGGAGAAATTAGGCTGTTCCTTGCCGTTGTCCAGCCGGAAAAAATTCAGCAGGGTGTTCAGCATTTCACGCATGCGGTCAGAAGATTCCTGAATGTTTCGGATATACGTCCCGGTTTTATCCGTATTGCAGTCTTTCCGCATCAGTCCGGCATAACCCGTTATTGCCGTCAGTGGTGTACGTAATTCATGGGTAATGGTATGAACGGCTTTCTTGCGAGAGGCTATCAGTGCCTCGTTTCGCTTTGCCATTTGTTGCAGTCGCTCAATTAAATCTGCGGTTTCCTGTTTATATCGCTTGATGCGGTTGGCATTTCGGTGTATGATGATATATGATATGACCAGTAGCAGTATAACGAACCCTGTCAAGCCCCCAATCTGAATGAACGACCGTTCCCGCATGGCTGTTATCTCGGCTTCCCGCTTTTGTAGGTCAGTTTGTACTTTCCCGTCTATTTGAACAACCAGTCCTTGCAGTTGCCTGTTAAGTTCCGCATTTCGTGCGGCAAGGCTATCGGCATGAACCGATAAGCGACGGCTTTGCGCCTGTTGTTCGGTTCTCATATTCCGGTTAAAGGAACGGTGCATCGTGGTAGTCACAGTTGGTTTCGCTTCTTCCTTTTTGCCGAAGATGCCCAAGAATCCTTTTCGTTTAGGTTTCTTGGGTTGTTCTTGCACACTTTTCTGCGCGATTACGGGTACTTGACGGGGTATCTTATCGTTGATGGCTTGTTGCTGTTCAAGTATCTGCACGATTTGGCACATCTGCCGTTCCTTATCTTCGAGAAGATGGCGTACGCTGTCTATACGCTCTGCCGGATAGGTAGCTTTGAAACGGCAGAGCATACTGTCCATTGCCATACGCTGTGCATGGTAATGTTCGATATCTTTATCGTTCCATTCCAGTATTGTTTCACCAAATAGAGAGAATTTTATCATTTGAATATTGATATTGTTTATCTCTTTTCGGAACTCGTCTATTTTTTTATTGTCAAGTTCTAATGCTTCTATCTCCTGCCATTCATAGAAGCTATTATATGCTATACATCCGATAAGAACGGAGATAAGTATATACCCCAACCGTATTGTCTTATAGAAATTCCTGGATCGTTCCATTATTTTGATGATACTGATTTTTCAAACATGAATAAAAGTTTATCCTTTTCTTCCATACGGGTATTATCAGAATAACCGCCTTTTGTTATTTGATACCCACACGGCTTAACCATAAAAGTGCCTAAGCCTTTAGTGTATGAACTTACTTCTGAGGCATAGTCTTTACTTGTATTTAATGGAACTTTCCCTTC